GACGCTGGAGCGATCTCTATCCCTGAACCGAATAATCGGTTGTATTCGTTGATCATTTTATCTGATGGAATGCCTTCAGTGGCGATGGATTGACTAAACAATTTCACCTTTCCTTCAGTATAAGGCATGTATGGCATCAATGCTAAACCAACACCATCTTTTGTTTGTTGCATGAGGATAGTTGCTGGTGCTTCTAATGTATATCCTAATCCTGTAACTTCTGCTTTACCGATTAGTTCTTCACCACTAATCAATTTAAATACTTTAATCTCTGTCATTTCAATCCTCTATAACAAGTTGTTCAATAAAATCTGCTGCATGATTTTGGTCACTAAAGTATTTAACTATTGTTCTTTCAAAATCATAACAATGCTGTGCAACTACCAATATCTGTCTATTCTTAAAAACAGAAATTTTGAGAACCCATTCGCCTCTTCGTACGGCAACGAATGAGATCATGTTGGGAGATAGTTTGGCTTTCATACAAGTATTTAGGGAGAGCCGAAACTCTCCCTAACTTGTACGATTGCTTACAGCGTTTCGTATTCGTCTTTACCTACACCACACTCTGGGCATTCAAAGTCAGCAGGAAGTTCATCCCACTTACCTTCGGTTGCTTCATCGTGAACGTGTCCACAGACTACACATACGTGTTCCATTATAGACCTCCCAAAACTTGTTTGTAGGCATTTGCGTGACGCTCTTCTACTTTTTGTAGAGCAGCAAAACGCTTTTCTGCTTTCTTAAGAATCTCTGCGAACTGTTCAGCGTGATCTTTCGATTCACTAATTTGTTCAAGAGCAACACCAGCTGCATACACATCGCCTTCTTTAGTTGCGATAGCATGAAACTGCGGATACATTTCTGTATACTCATAAGTCTCACCATCAATTGATTTCTGTAGGCATTCCTTAGTGGATGGCTTACCGATTAACAATTCAAGATGACCCCATGCGTGTTTGATTTCTTGGTCAGCAGTATGCTCAAAATGTTTTGCGACATCTTCAAAACCTTCTTCACGTGCAATCTTAGCGAAATAACGATACTTGATATGAGCCATGGATTCGCCAGCCAATGCACTCTCAAGATTTTTTAATGTAACAGACATATTTTCTTTCATTTAGTAGGTGTTGGTGAAGGCATTTTACCATTCACCCAATCCCAATCTTCATTTGTCATTGGGATCCAATTGGTCATTTGCATTCTCCATAAGCAGCCATTAATTTCTGGGCTTCTTTATGTTTACCATTTCTGGCGAGATCTGCTGCTGTTTTAGCATAGCCAATTCCCTTCATAAGAATATAAATTGATCTGAAGAATTTTTTCATTATACTTCCTCAGTCAATAATTGTTTCTTACCAGCAGATTTAACTGGAATTTTCTTTGGTTTCTTTTCCTCTGGAATCAAACGCTCCAAAGCAATTTTAAGCATACCATTGAACAGTTCTGCATTTTTCACTTCAATGTGGTCATCAATAGCAAAGGCACGAGTAAATGCACGAGTGGCAATACCTTTGAAGAGGAAGTTATCATCTTCTGGAGTTGTTGCGTCTACATTACCCTTAACAATTAACTTACCACCATCGATAGTGATGTCGATCTCAGACTCACCGAAACCAGCAACTGCCAATTCGATTGTGTATGAGTTCTCATCATTCTTACGAATGTTGTATGGAGGATAGTTAGGAATATTCTTTGTCACATCATCATGAAATGTTTGTAAACGCTTAAATTGGTCATCAAAACCAATAAAGAATTTATCAAGATCTTGTGGAAAGAATGCAGGTACAAAAGATTTAGTAACCATTATGATCTCCTCACTTCTTAGTTGCGAATGCTTTTTTAGCATCAAAAGAAGTTGCAGCTGTACCCAATGTAGTATAAAAATCTACAGTGGTTTTAGCGACAATCTTAGCAAATGATTGCTGAGCATCGATGAAAGTTTGGAGTTGTTTTGCGACTTCATCGTTTTGAACGAATGTCTTAACGAATTGAGTCTTTGCACCAGAGATGGTGTCGATGGATGTGTTGATTGCTTGTAACATATAGTTCTCCTATTAAGCGAGTTAAATTA